GCCTGTCTATTTTCTTGAGGCGTTCGCCTACGGTCTGGCGCAGCGTTTGGCTCTGATGTGGGCACCAGATCGCGTTCAAATGCTCAAACCGCTAGCTGACGAATCCTACCAGATTGCTGCAATGCAAAACGTTGAAACTGCCCAGCAGTATATCTCCCCCATGATCTCTGGCTATTTTAGGTAGCATCAATGGCATATGCCTCGCAGTCAGGTCGGGCCAGAACAAGCTCATCCGGGCCGCAGGCGCATGCAATCTGCGACCGCTGCGGGTTTCGGTATAACCACGCTGATTTGCAGTGGCAGTATGACTGGCGCGGCGCGGCCTTGCAGAACATTCGCATCCTTGTCTGCAATAGCTGCTTGGACACGCCACAGACCCAATTGAGGGCGATTGTGGTGCCTGCGGATCCCGTGCCGATTATGCAGGCGCGCACACAAGATTTTGCGCAAGCTGAAACCGACTACCAGACGGCTACAGCGCCGCCAATCATTGACCCAACCACAGGCATCCCCATCCCCGTCAATGTAACGCTCACCACGCAGGATGGGCAGAACCTCCTGACGCAGCAGGTTGGGCCTCCGACTGGCTTGACCCAAGGCGCAATTATGCCGCTCGTCGGCAAAGAGCATTTCAGCGTCAAACTAAACCCGCTGTCGATTTCTTCCGTTGGTACTGACCAGATCTCTGTCACGTTTTCGGCGGCTCACGGCCTTGTAACGGACGCGCAGATATCGGTCGAAGGCCTTGCAAACGTGAATGCATGTGGGTTTTACAGTATCACGGTGACAACTGCGACGGCATTTACCTACCAGACGAATAAGGTTATACCCGCTGCATCGTTGCTCACTGCGACAACAAACATGGTCACGGCGCTGGTTGGCCTGCCCTACGGCTTCACCCAGATACCGCAGACGGGGATCTAACAATGGCCAACACCACAATCCCTCAGCTTCCACTCGCCACCTCTTTGGATGGCACGGAGCAGTTGGAAATTGTGCAGGCTGGTGTTTCGCGTCGCACAACCGCGTCTGCCATTGCGGGTATTGCTGTCGGCCCAACGGGCCCAACTGGCGCTCAGGGCGGTATTGGCCCCACGGGCACTACAGGTCCAACTGGGCCAACAGGCAATCAGGGCACGGCAGGTAACCAAGGGCCTGTCGGCCCAACGGGAGATATCGGTCCAACCGGTGGCGCTGGTCCTACAGGGCCAACTGGTATTCAGGGCGCGCAGGGCATTACAGGGGCCACAGGTCCAACGGGCGCACAAGGTATTACCGGGCCAACAGGCTCATCAGGCCCAATTGGTCCGACAGGTAACACAGGCCCTACAGGCCCTACAGGCCCTACAGGAACAACAGGCGCTGGCGGTCCTACAGGTCCGACAGGTGATGCATCAACTGTTGCTGGGCCAACGGGTCCAACTGGTGCAAGCGGAACTGGTGCTGGTACAGTCACAAGCGTTGATGTCAGCGGTGGAACAACCGGCCTAACGACAAGCGGTGGGCCAATTACCTCTGGTGGTACAATTACAATTGCCGGTACGCTTGCCGTGGCCAGCGGCGGTACGGGTGCAACGACAGCGCCTAATGCACGGGTGAACCTTGGCGCGACAACAATCGGCGGCAATATTTTCACTTTAACTAATCCATCGGCAATAACTTTCCCACAATTTAATGCGGATAACACCGTTTCTGCTTTAGATGCGCCTACGTTTCGTACTGCCATTGGTGCAGGTACCAGTTCGACTACGGGGACGGTCACGTCAGTATCAGGCACCGGCTCTGTCAGCGGCCTGAGCCTGAGCGGAACAGTAACTACATCAGGATCGCTAACCCTTGGTGGGACGCTTGTCGTTACTGCCGCCAACTTCGCAGCGCAGACGGCTAACACCTTTCTTGCGGCCCCAGACGGCGTTACGGGCACCCCCACATTCCGCACTATTGTTGCGGCTGACGTTCCAACGCTCAACCAGAATACGACAGGAACGGCTTCAAACGTCACTGGGATTGTCGCTGTAGTTAATGGCGGCACTGGCGCGAATAACGCTGGCTCTGCGCGAACAAACCTTACTGCCGCAGCTTCAGGCGCAAACACTGACATTACGTCGATTGGGCTTACCACTGGCACGATCAGCACGGCCCCGTCTGGCGGCACAGACATTGTCAACAAGACATACGCAGACAGCATCGCATCTGGCATTAACTTCCACCAAGCCGTGCGCTTGGCAACTGTTACGGCTTTGCCCGCCAACACATACAACAACGGCACCAGTGGTGTCGGTGCAACGCTTACGGCCAATGCTAACGGCGCGCTGAGCGTTGACGGCGTGGCTGTGGTTGCGGGTAACCGCATCTTGGTCAAGAACGAGGTGGCGGGGGCTAACAACGGCGTCTACGTTGTTACGCAGACCGGCGACGGATCCACGCCGTATATCCTTACCCGCGCAACGGACTTTGACAGCGCGGGTACTGGCGTTGACCAGATTGACCAAGGCGACTTCTTCCTTGTCACTTCGGGCTCGACATTAGCCAACACGTCTTGGGTGCAACAAACTCCGCTGCCCGTCACTGTCGGCACGACGGCCATTGTCTTCACGCAATTTGGCGCTCCGATCACATATTCAGCGGGCACTGGCCTATCTCTGGCTGGTACGGTCTTCAGCATCACGAACACCGGGCTAACGGCCAGTACATATGGTAGCGCGTCATCTGTTCCTGTCATTGCGTTTAACGCTCAGGGGCAGGCTACGAGCGTCACCGATACATCTATTGCTATTGCTGCAACGCAGATCACGTCTGGCGTACTCGCCCCAGCCAACGGCGGCACGGGGCTATCTTCACCGGGCACTGCCGGGAATGTTTTGACAAGCAACGGTACCGCGTGGGTGTCACAGCTTGCACCAGCCGGTGGCATTACATACACTACGGTCAAGACGGCTAACTACACCGCTGCCGCAAATGACGGCGTCCAGACCGACACTAGCGGCGGGGCCTTCACGGTTACGCTTCCTGCCACTCCGGCTGTTGGCGATCAGGTCTTTGTCATTGATACCTCAAGTTCGTGGGCCACAACCAACCTCACAGTAGGTCGTAACGGATCCACCATTGAGGGCTCCGCTAGTGACCTGATTTGCGACATTTCCAACGTCAGTGTTCAGCTTGTCTATAGCGGCACGACTTGGAACGTGTTTGCGCAGGTCGGCGGCGCAAGCGGTGCAGCAGACATTAACACCCAGACTACCGGCACACTAAATGTTTCACGCGGCGGCACGGGCGCGACTACGCTAACTGGTTACGTTAAGGGTAGCGGCACAAGCGCCATGACGGCTTCAGCTACGATCCCAACAAGCGACCTGACGGGTACGCTTGCCGTAGCCAATGGCGGCACAGGCGCAACTACAGCAGGAGCAGCCCTAACATCACTCGGCGCTGCCGCGTCAGGTGCAAATACAGATATAACCGCACTCGACCAAGACGTAACAATTACCGCGACCGGCACTATTGCTACTGACACCATAGGCTATCGCGGTCTGCCGCAGAACAGCCAGACGGGAGCCTACACACTGGCGCTGGCCGATCAGGGCAAGATGATTAACACCACAACAGGTGGTGTGGTAATCCCCGCAAACGGATCAGTCGCGTTTCCTATTGGTGCAGCAATATCTATCTTTAACAATAGCGGCAGCAACCAGACGATCAGCATTACGACTGATACGTTGCGATTGGCGGGTACCGCGACTACTGGGTCACGCACTTTGGCCCAATACGGCCTTGCAACCTGCGTAAAAGTTGCCGCTACGACTTGGGCCATTTCCGGCGCAGGGGTCACCTAATGTCTGGTATCCTTGTCGCATTGGCTGGCGCGGTTAGTGGTGTCGCTGCTCCGAGTCAACAGGCATTCGTTAGCGCGGGCACGTTTACTTGGGTTGCGCCTGCGGGCGTTACTAGCGTGTCTGTCGTTGCTGTTGGGGCTGGCGGGTTCTCCAACGCCTCGCAAAGAGGTAGCGGTGGCGGCGGACTTGCGTACATAAATAATTACACAGTTACGCCGGGCGCGTCGTACACTGTATTTGTTACGGCAGGGAACGGCACAGGGGCCAGTACTACATATTTTGCCGCCACATGTGTTGTGGCGGCAACGAGAGGATCGTCCGCCGGGGGCGGCGGCACTTGGACTGCCGGGACAGGTGGAGGCACTGGCGGCGCTGGCGGAAACTCCGGTAGCACCAGTCTTGGCGCAAACGGAGGTGGCGGCGGCGCTGCTGGGTACACCGGCAACGGAGGCAACGGAGGCGCTTGGAACACTTCATCATTTAACGCATCTCCCGTTGCCGGTTCTGGAGGCGGCGGCGGCGGCGGCGGTGCTTCCTCGGTTTATTGTTGCGGTAATGGCTTTTTTGGCGGCGCTGGGGGTGGGGGTGTAGGTATTCTTGGCGCTGGTTCTAACGGAACTGCAGGAACTAATTCGGCATCTTCGTCCTCTAATGGCGGCGGTGGTGGCTCTGGCGGCAATACAGGTGGTGCCAGTGCCGTATCCTCTAGTGGAGGTGGGGGGCTTTACGGGGGTGGTTCTGGGAGCACAGGTTTTTACTTCTGCGGTGGTTGGCAGCCTTGGGGTACTTCGGCAGGTGGCGTTGGCGCTGTCCGCATTATCTGGCCCGGTACAACACGCTCCTTCCCATCGACAAACACAGGGAACCTATAAATGGCGACTCTTTCAAGCATCCTTCCTCCGGTAAACGTATCGACGGCTTCAGGCACACTGCTTGTTGGCAACGGCGGTACAGGCGCGACTACGCTCACGGCAAACAATGTGCTATTGGGTAACGGCACCAGCGCAATTCAGGTTGTTGCGCCCAGCACGGCAGGCAATGTGCTTACCAGCAACGGCACAACTTGGGTGTCGCAGACGCCAGCGGCTACGGGCGCAACTAAGGGGCAGGCCATCGCCTACTCCTTCATCTTCGGACTGTGAGGAAGTAGGTCATGGCCAACCCGAATATCGTCAACGTCACAAGCATCTTGGGCGAGAACGCCAGTGTCTCGCTGACTTCGACCAGCGCCACGTCTATCGTGAGCAACGCCGCGTCGAGCAACAAGGTGCTGAAGATCAACACGCTCATCGTCTCGAATGTGGACGGCACCAACGCCTGTGACATTACGATCAACAAGTACAGTGCGGCGGCTCTGGGCGGATCAGCCTTTGCCATCGCCTCGACCGTCTCGGTGCCGGCTGACGCCTCGCTGATCGTCATTGACAAGACCACGGCGATCTACCTCAAGGAAAACGAGAGCATCGGTGCTATCGCTGGCACGGCGAACGATCTTGTCGTGACCTGCTCGTGGGAAGACATTTCGTAAGGACATCTCATGTCGCAACGGTATCAGGGCGGCATCCTCGGCGTAGGGTTCAACCCGCTGCAAGCCCCGAACGCTCCGACGATTGGCACGGCTACGGCTACGGGCGGTGATGGGTCTGCGTCTGTGGCGTTTGCTGCGCCTGCGAACGTGGGCGGATCGGCCATTACCAGTTATGCCGTGCAGAGCACTCCCGATGGCGTGGGCGCGTCTGGCGCGTCGTCGCCGATTACCGTTTCTGGTTTGACCAACGGCACCGCCTATACGTTCCGCGTCACCGCGTTGAACAGCTACGGCCCGTCACCAGCGAGTGCGTCGAGTAATAGCGTGACGCCTGTTATTCAGGGTCAGCAGGAGTACATAGCGGCGGGCTCTTATTCCTACGTTGTCCCTGCGGGAGTTTCTTCTATTTCAGTTGTCACTGTTGGTGGCGGCGGTGGCGGTGGGGGTACTAACTCAAGCCAATCTCGTGGCGGAGGCGGTGGGGGCGCTCTTGCGTATGCTAACAATATCTCAGTCACGCCGGGAGAGACGCTCACGGTAACTGTTGGCGGGGGCGGTCCGGGCGGCGCTAATGCGGCTGGTGGTACCGCTGGCGGCGAAAGTGCACTACAAAGAAGCGCGACATACCTTGCGCGGGCCGGCGGGGGTAGCGGCGGCATTGCAACCCTTAGCACCCCTACTCCGGGGGGCGCAGTGCTTGTTGGTACTGGAGGCGCAGGCGGTGCGGGGGCGACGGCAGCGGCTAGTAACGGTACTGGCGGCGGTGGCGCTGGCGGGTACGCTGGCGCTGGGGGCGAGGGTAGCTCCGATGGTAGTAACGGCAACGCTGCTGCGGCCTCTTCAGGTGGCGGCGGCGGTGGTGCCTCTGGTAATGCTAGTTCACTCGGCGGCGGCGGCGGCGGCGGTGTCGGCATACTTGGTCTTGGCGCAACAGGCACTGGCGGTATGGCTTCTGGCGGCGGCGGTGTCGGCGGCTCTGGCGGCGCTAACGGTACTACAGCAACCACAGATGCAGGTGCTGCGGGCGGCGCTTATGGTGGTGGCGGTGGCGGTGCTAACGATGATGGCGCTGCGGGCGCTGCTGGTGGCGGCGGCGCTGTCCGCATCATCTGGCCGGGTACAACACGCTCCTTCCCCTCGACTAATACGGGTAACCTCTGATGCCAAATTACAGCGGGGTCTGGTCACTCTCTCAGCAGTTTCAGGGTCGCGGGCAAGGCCTGTGGCCTGCGCCTCCGGGCGCGCCTACGATTGGCACGGCGACAGTGGCATCAGCTACGTCGGCCACTGTTGCGTTCACGGCTCCGGCCTGCACCGGCACACCTGCTGGGATCACGGGCTATACAGCCACGTCCACACCGGGCTGCATCACGGGCACTGGCGCGTCATCCCCAATCACGGTTAGCGGTCTGACTACATGCGCGACATACACATTTAAGGTTAAGGCGCAGAATGCAACGGGCTTTGGTGCATGCAGTGCTGCGTCGAACAGCGTAACGCCCGTTGTTCAAGGTCAGCAGGCGTTTACCACAGCCGGAACTTTTACTTGGGTTGCGCCTGCTGGCGTCACGAGCGTTTCCGTTGTTGCCGTTAGTGGCGGCGGCGGCGGCGCTGCTGGACGCTCCAACGGCGCTCAAGCAGTAGGCGGCGGCGGCGGCGCGCTTGCTTATAGAAACGCTATTTCTGTTACACCCGGCACCTCATACACAGTCCTTGTTGGTGCTTCTGGGGCTGGTGGCTTTAGCAATGGTGCCGGTTGTGCTGGGGGTAAATCGGAGTTTTGCAAATCCGGCATAGCAGAAGTGAGGGCAGGCGGCGGCGCTGGTGGCCCAACGTCTGGCACTGCCGCAGGCGGCGCTCTCGTGTTTGGCGGCGGTGGCGGCAGTGGCGGAAACGGTGGAGCTGTTGGTAGCGGAAATGGCGCGGGCGGCGGAGCTGGCGGCTATTCTGGAAACGGGGGTAACGGCGGTAACGGTACGCTAAACGGATCGGCGGGTTCCGGCGGCGGCGGTGGCGGCGGTGGCGGCGGTGGATTTGTCACTTTTTGTTGCGGCTCACAGGTGTGGTGGGCCTCTGGTAGCGGCGGTGCCGTCGGCATTCTTGGACAAGGAAGTAGTGGTTCTGGCGGGACTGGGTCTCCCTGCTCTCAGGGCGGCACCGGCGGTGCCGGTTCTGGAGGCAGTGGTGCCCAGTTCGGTGGCGGTGGCGGCTCTGGCGCTTCGGTTTTCAACCCAAGCACGGGTACTTGGTCTTCTGGCAACGGGCAAAGCGGCGGCGGCGGCGCCGTTCGTATCATCTGGCCGGGCACGACGCGCTCATTTCCATCGACTAATACAGGGAACTTATAAATGGAACACGACCTCGAACTCTACATCCAAATCCGTGACGGGCAGCCGCATGAGCATCCAATCTTCGCGGACAACTTCAAGATGGCTTTCCCCCATGTGGACACGCAGAACCTGCCAGACACGTTTGCCAAGTTCATCCGTGTTGAGGCTCCTACACCCGGCACCTACGAGGTGTACGAGGGCGTGACCTATCAGTGGGTGGATGGCGTTGTGAAGGACGTGCACAGCGTTCGCCCGATGACGGATGAAGAGCGCACGGCAAAGACTGCGGAACTCACTAGTTTGGCCGATCAGGTCAAGCTGGATCGCATCGCCTTCATTAACGACATGCTGGCCAAGGAAACCGCTGATACGGCTCAGACCATCTGGCTTGATTGCCTGACGGCGCACGAGGCGTGGGTGCTTGAGAGTGTCGATCCGATCACGCCAATGTTTCCGCGCTTTCCAGTGAAGGATGAAGCTGGTAATTGGGTGGCTCCATAAACCGTCATTGAGGAGCAACAATGACACCGGAGCAAGACGAGCCGCAACCGGCTCCCCTAGACCAGCTTCACTACTTTGCGACGCCGGTCTACATCACCCAGCAGCCGCAGTTCCTTGATGTAGTCAAGGCAATCGCTGCCGACAGCATCACGCAGGTGCACGGCGACAAGAAGCCCGACAAGATACACCCGGTTCGCATGTCGGGGAACATGCTTGAGGACGAGCGCATCGCGCCGTTCGCAGAGTTTATCGCCAACACCGCGTGGAACGTCCTCGCCAGTCAAGGCTTTGCGATGGAGGGCTTCAGCACCAGCTTCACGGAGTTGTGGTGCCAAGAACATTTCCAGACATCGTCGATGGACTACCACGCCCATGCGGGTGGCAACTTCATTGTTGGCTTCTACTTCCTCGACGTGCCTGAAGGCGCGCCTCCTGTCGTGATCCACGACCCGCGTCCGGGCCGCGTCATGCTCAGCCTGCCAGAAGCCAATCCGTCGCAGGCGACACTTGCCAGCACGATGATTAATTTCAAACCGCAGCCGGGGATGATGATGTTCGCACCTGCATGGCTGGCCCACAGCTTTGGTCGCAACGCTTCGAAGAAACCTTTCCGCTTTGTCCACTTCAATCTGACGGTACATCAGACGGCCCCGGTCGTGTGCCCTGTGTCATCTGCCGAGGTGATCTGATGGCGCTGTTCCACGTCCGCTACAATCAGACGAAGGGTCAGCCGGGGCGCGGCACGGTCGATCATGCGTGGCGCGTGTTCGAGGACGGCAAGGAGTATCTGACCAAGCACGTCCAGATCAACGTCCCCTGTCGCGGCGAGAAGACCGGGCCAGACTGGAGCATGGTCTGCGAGGGGACACTGCGCTTGGATCGGGACACGTCTACTGCTATAATCGACCCGTAAGGAACCGTGCATGTCAAGATATCCGGGAGGCCTCATCCGCAAGACACCCGTCACGCCCGCTGGCCCGTTCCAGAACGGCGCGGCTCCCGGCGTGTGGACGCTTGCCGAGGCGGCCTTCTGGACGAAGCAGGGTCTGTGGCCGACGCAGGGCGTGTTGCAGCAGTTCATCGCTGTATCGAACGACACAGCGACGTTTATCACCGCCTACTCGTGGAGCATCAACGGCTTCGGCACGAAGTTTACCGATCCTGCTACGCTGCCAGCTAGCCAAGGCCAAGGTGTAGCGTTCAGCCCATCTGGTAATGCTATTGCCGTAGCGCACATCACCACACCCTTCGTTACCGCGTACCCTTGGAGCGGCAGCGGCTTTGGTACTAAGTTTACCAACCCCGCTACGCTGCCAGCTAGCACTGGCCGTGGCGTAGCGTTCAGTCCTGCGGGCGATGCTATTGCCGTAGCGCACGATAGCTCGCCGTTCATCACAGCATACCCGTGGAGCATCAGCGGCTTTGGCACGAAGTTTACCAACCCCGCTACGCTGCCCACTGGCGATGGCAACGGCGTAGCGTTCAGTCCCGCAGGCAATGCTATTGCCGTAGCGCATAACACAACACCGTTTATCACCGCATACCCTTGGAGCGGCAGCGGCTTTGGCACGAAATTTACCAACCCCGCTACGCTGCCAGCTAACACTGGCCGTGGCGTAGCGTTCAGTCCCGCTGGCGATGCTATTGCCGTAGCGCACATTACAACGCCGTTCATCACAGCATACCCGTGGAGCATCAGCGGCTTTGGCACTAAGTTCACCAATCCCGCTACGCTGCCCACTGGCAATGGCTACGGCGTAGCATTCAGCCCAGCAGGTAACGCTATCGCAGTGGCGCACAACACAACGCCCTTCATCTCCGCCTACCCGTGGAGCGGTTCTGGTTTTGGTACTAAGTTTACCAACCCCGCTACGCTGCCCACTGACCTTGGCTACGGCGTAGCGTTCAGTCTTGCTGGCGACGCCATCGCCGTAGCGCACGCTACATCACCCTACGTCACGGCATACCCTTGGTCCGGCTCTGGCTTTGGCACTAAGTTCACCAATCCCGCTACGCTGCCCAATGGCGCTGGCAACGGCGTAGCCTTCACCGCAGTATAACGGAGCACAACGATGACTACCCTCGACGAAGAACGCCTAAAGATCATCACCGACGCCTACGAGCACCGTAAGCGCGAAGTGATGCATCACCAGATCAACATCGACAACTACCAGTTGGCGCTGCAAGAGATCGCCGAGAAGCACCCCGACAGCGAGGTGATGGCCGAGTTCGCTAACCGTCTGCGTGATCTGCTGGCGTCGTCCATCATCGAGCAGGCGAAGGAGGTCATCATGCGCGACGTGATGGCAAAGCAACTGGCATGATTGAGCAACTCATCAGCCGGGTCTAGCCGAGGTAATCATTATTTTATAGGTTATATGTTCAATGAAAATATGCGTCTATGCCATCTCTAAAAATGAGGAAATGTTTGTCGAGCGCTTTTGCAAGTCAGCCAAGGACGCGGATCTAATCCTGATCGCGGACACCGGCTCGACTGACGGCACCGTCAAGCTTGCCAAAAAGCACAAGGCCAAGGTGGTCGAGATCAACATTACGCCTTGGCGCTTTGACAACGCCCGCAATGCCGCCTTGGCTTTGATCCCTAAGGACATTGACGTCTGCGTCAGCTTGGACTTGGACGAAGAGCTTCAGCCGGGATGGCGTGAAGAGATAGAGCGCGTCTGGGAAGAGGGCACCACCCGACTGCGCTACAAGTTTGATTGGGGCGCTGGGATCGCGTTCTTCTATGAAAAGATCCACGCCCGCCACGGCTATCGCTGGGTTCACCCGTGCCACGAATACCCCGTCCCGTACCTAATTGATGAAAAGTATGCTCAAACAGACATGCTGCTGGTAATCCATAAGCCAGACCCGACAAAGAGCCGTGGGCAATATCTGCCCTTGCTGGAGATGTCGGTTAAGGAAGATCCGCACGACCCTCGCAATGCGTTCTACTATGCCCGCGAATTGTCGTTCCACGGGCAGTGGCAGAAGGCCATTGACGAATGCAACCGGTACCTTGCCCTGCCCGGTGCCAACTGGGTGAATGAGCGCTGCTATGCGTACAGGGTGATGTCGCGTTGCCATTCAGAGCTTGGCGACTGGGATAACGCTATGAGGGCTGCGCGCATGGGCATGGTGGAAGCACCCAACACCCGCGAACCTTGGGTTGAGATTGCCAAGTTGGCATATGATAGACACCTATGGGCTGAGTGCTATGGCGCAGCGCTGTCGGCATTAGCCATCAAAGACCGCGAACTGGTGTACACGGTTGACCCAGAGGTGTGGGGGTCAAAGCCCCACGATTACGCCAGCATTGCGGCTTGGAACCTTGGCATGAAAGAGGCCGCCATTGAGCAGTGCAAGCTGGCCCTTAACCACGCCCCTGACGATGGAAGGTTGATTGAAAACCTCAGGCTTATGAGCGAAAAAGCTGATTAATCACCAGCACTAGAACATTGCTTCCGTATTTGGTAGAACGCAGCGGTCACTTTATTGCAGTAGGACGCCATGCCAGCAACTCCTCAGACAACACCGCTTACATACAACGGTTATGTGACGCAGGTCGCCACCATGGCCGTTGTCAACGTGCAGACTACCTCTGGCGTCGTCGTTGGGGTTGATGCCGAATTCAACGCCATCATCCCCCAGATGCTCAATTATGCGGAACTCCGCATCCAGCGCGATTTGGACCTGCTTCCGTCCCAGACGTCACGGCCTTACACCCTGACGATTGGGAACAATCAGTTGCAGCTTGGCGCATATGATTTCGTCACTGTGCAAACGGTTACGCTCAGCGTGGCCGGCGTCACATACCCGCTTTTGCCATCTACAAAAGAGTATTTGCAAAACGTTTACGGATCTTCCGCCTCTGGCAGCAGGGGGCAGCCAAAGGTCTTTGCCATGTACGGCGGCGACCTTGCCACTGGCGGGGAAACTTACAATAACATCCTTTTGGGGCCTTACCCCGACGTTGCCTACAACGTTGAGGTGATCGGCACCGTGCGCTTGCCGACGCTGTACGAAAACGCGACAACGCCTCTGGCTGCCACTGGCACAACCTTCATCAGCACCTATTTCCCAGACCTGCTAGTCCAAGCATCGCTGATCTACATTTCTCAGTTCCAACGCAACTTTGGTCAGGCTTCTAACGATCCGGCCATGGGGCCCACCTATGAATTGCAGTACCAAAACCTGCTGAGAGGGGCTGCGGTTGAGGAGGGGCGCAAGAAGTTCAGCGCGTCTGCTTGGTCGTCCATGTCGCCTCCGGTTGCGGCCACTCCAACAAGGTAGCGCTTCATGCCCCACGCCAGTTTGAAGCTACGCCCCGGCGTTGATCAAAACGAAACACCGGCCCTTAACGAAGCCGGTATTTCGACAAGCAACCTTGTCCGCTTTATCCCGGATCGGCAGCAGGGCGCTTTGGTTCAAAAGCTTGGCGGGTGGACCAAATATTACCCAAACACCACGCCAGCTATCGCCCGCGCCTTGTGGGCTTGGCAGGACACACTGGCAAACAAGCACCTTGCCTTCGGCACTGAGGAAATTGGCATCACAGGGGCTGCTCAGCTTGGCGTCATTACAAATGGCTCTCTTTCCAACATCACACCGCGACAGATTTCAGATGACGTTGCAGCAGCGGCTTCTGCCACGTCTGGAAGCAGCTTTGTTATCATAACGGACACTGTAAACACAGGCATAACCCAGTACAACTCAGTCTACATTGCAACGCAAATTTCGGTTGGCGGCCTTGTTCTTTTTGGACTGTATCAGTGCGATCCTGACGGCTACCTTGCGGCCACATCCTATTCTGTGCAGGCTTTGGATATTCTTGGGGCACCGCTTCCTGCCACCTCAACGACAACCACGACGACGCTGCCACTTTTTTCCGTAATTTCGGGAGCGGCAACCGTCACCGTTACGCTGGCCAATCACGGTTACGCGCAGGGCGGCACGTTCCCTGTCCTTATGCCGACAACGGTTGGTGGAACCACGTTCTATGGCGACTTCACGGTTGAGACTGTCATCAGCAGCAGCCAGTTTACGATCAATGCGCTGACGCTGCCAACATCGACAACGACGGGCTATCTAAACGGCAATCAAGCCCATTTTATTTACAACTTTGGGGTTGGGGCTATCTCCTCCGGTACTGGCTATGGCGTCGGAACTTACGGGGGCGGTGGCTACGGGACCGGAACCGCCGTTGCCCCCACCAATGGCAACGCAATCAATGCGGACGATTGGATGCTTGATAACTGGGGAGAGATCCTTTTATCGTGCCCAACCTACGATCAGACTCCGCCATTCCAGCCTATTTACGAATGGGATCCAACTGACTCTGCCCCTCAGGCAACTGTTATTCCGCAGGCCCCGCCAGTCAACGGCGGGTTCTTCGTTGCCATGCCGCAGCGCCAAATCATCGCTTGGGGATCAACCTTTACCGGCATTCAAGATCCGCTGCTTATCCGCTGGTGCGATGTCAACAACTACAACGACTGGATTGGCACCGTCATCAATCAGGCTGGCTCTTATCGCATTCCTAAGGGCTCCAAGATTGTCGGCGCAATTCAGGCGGCGCAGCAGGCGTTGCTTTGGACCGATATTGGCGTGTTCTCAATGCAGTATATCGGCCAGCCATTTGTTTATTCTTTCAACGAAGTCGGCTCTGGCTGCGGCTTGATTGCCAGAAACGCTGCGGCATCAATCAACGGCTCCGTCTTCTGGATGGGGCCTTCGCAATTCTTTTCGTTGACCGGAGAAGGCGTTCAGCCGGTTTCGTGTCCGATTTGGGACGTGATCTTCCAAGACCTTGATCAAAGCAATCTGAACAAGATCCGCGTTGCGGTAAACTCGCGCTTTGGTGAAATCTCTTGGTTCTATCCCACCATGAGCAACGGCGGGGAAGTCAACGCATACGCCAAATACAACGTGTTTCTAAGGGTTTGGGACTTTGGAACGCTGGGCAGAACCGCTTGGGTGGATCAGTCGGTCATTGGCCCTCCGGTTGGCGCGGACCCAAGCAGTCAATATATTTATCAGCATGAGACGTCTCAAAACGCTGACGATCAGCCCATGCTGTCCAGCTTCCAGACGGGCTACTTTGCCATGGCAGAGGCCGATGTGAAGGTCTTTGTCGATCAGGTTTGGCCCGATATGAAGTGGGGGTATTACGAAGGCGCTCAAAATGCCACGGTCAACCTTACGTTTCATGTTGCGGACTACGCTGGCCAGACCCCCGTCACATTTGGCCCCTACCCACTGACGCAAAACACGACTTTCATCAGCCCGCGCTTTCGGGGACGATTGATGTCAATCGAACTTGGCAGCAACGACATTGACTCTTTCTGGCGCATTGGGAACATGCGCTATCGCATACAGCCTGACGGCAAGTTCTGAATTGGATTGAGACATGGCATCACTAAGCGACCTTCTCACTACCGCAAAGAACATTGCCTCCGCCATCAACGGCGTGGCGCAAACCTACGTCTTCGTGCAGGGGGCTCAAACCCGTCAGAACATAACGGCAACCGATATTGTGAGTAGCGCCGCCGGTCGTGTAGCTACAATTAGCGTTACAACCGCAGGCACCACCACTGGCATTATCTATGACGCCCCTACAACGGGGATCACCACACGGCCCATTTACACTATCCCAAACACGGTTGGTGTTACGTTCGTCAACCTTCCGGTGGTTTATGGTATTGTCGTGGTTCCCGGCACAGGTCAGGCTGTGACAGTCAGTTATTCGTGAGGTTCGCATGCCACTGAAGCACGGTAAATCGCAAAAGGTCATCAGCGGCAACATCGCTGAAATGATCAAGGCTGGGCACCCTCGCGATCAGGCAATTGCGGCTGCGCTGTCCACGGCGCGCAAGACCCGCGCGACTGGCGGTCAGGTGGTGACCAAGGTGCATAGCGGCCCTATCCACAGTGCCGTAGCA